ATATATAAGATTCAACTGAAACATAGACAACTCACTATTTGTGAATGGGTTTTTCGGCATTTTCGCGGCCTCGAACATATAAAAACTGCTAGTCAATGCGGACACGATTATTTTCAGCAAATCGCGGACATTGAAATGAAACCGTATGCCGTTTTCAAATAGCCAAATTGTCTGTTTTGGTGGGAGAGACGAGAGTGGAACCATACATAAATCATATTCATTGTCGAACTTGCGCATCTTGTTGATTTTGATTTTGTTGATGAACCGATATAATACCTGATATGTCTTCTGGGCCATATAAAAAAACTCACGATCTTCGTCATACAACTCCCCATATTTTAAATATTTCAACCTTACTTCAAATACAGGGGTCACGATCTTGGGTTCGCATGTGTATATGTGTTGGATAGCAAAAATATTAGTACGGTCTTTCAAAATTGGTTTTAGACGCAGCATTTTGTTATTTATTAACTCCATTTTATGAATGCGCCCCATCTTTGTTAATTTTGTATATTCTAATAGGCTGTCGCTGAACAATATTGAAATGTCCGGCTCCTTTTCGGGCAAGTCGGAATTATTGTAATGATAATTTATATGTTTGTTGAAAAAAAAGGTTGTTTGCATGGTTAGTTATTATTTACAAAATAGGTTTATATGTTTTGTAAATATCTTCTTTAAACAATCTAATTCGGTTGCATAGGTGATATTGCCTTATAACACACCACACATTGAATATTATTTTCATTTCCAACTATAATACATTTGGTGCATAAATAATGCCCACACTCTTTTTTTGTTAAATAAGTTATTCCCGAAAAACACATATTACATACTATTGGCGAGACCTTGGCTGTTTTTTTAAAATGTTTATGGATAAATTCATACAAGCACAACATTCTTATATTAGTTCTATATTTTATTGGTGACCCGAAGTGCGTTGTAAATATATTCCTTGTATCTCTTTTGTTCCATTGGTGTTTTTTCAAGAATAACCTGTGTTTGTCGCAGCACGCGCACGGCCATAACGACTATCATAAATAATAATATAATAATAAAAGTCTCCATTTTGATTTTTATTATTAGTATAGGCGGTGGAGGGTTATCAATTTTATTAGCATTTTCAGCTTAATACAGTCGATAGCAAAGTTGCCTTATGACGGTCGGCAACAAAGTTGCCTTTAAAAAACAAATTATAAGGCGACTTTTTCGCCGACACTTTAAAGGCAACGCAGTTGCCGACACTTTAAAATACATTGTATCCATCATCCCCACAACTTCCCATATCCGCCGCTTTCAAATTATGAACATTATTATCCACGCGAATATTCTTCATCGAGCATTTCTCCGCCATCAGACCCATCTCATTGAACAGTGAATCTATCTTATCATTGGTATTTCCACGAGTCATTTCCGCATCATTCATCTTCTCTACCGCCTTCATATCTAGAACCAGACCAAATGAGTTCGTTCCATAGTATCCAGGCTGGCCGCACATCACGTTAGCCGAGACACCACGCATCTGGTCAAACTCACCGTGTCTGCTTGCATCCAAGAACACCTCTGTGTGCATCTCAAATGTGCCCTTTGAAATCGGTCCAATGTCGTCACCAAGAATGCCTGATCTGAACATTGGGACCAGACGCGAGGTCACAGTCATTCTGTCGCACAGCACACTCAGATGATGGTAATTAACATAGGCATCCGACGCCTCCATCACTTCCATAAATTCATTCACTACGTTTTGACGCGCAGCCTCAATACCAAGCAGATCATATACTTCACGAATGTCGTTACTATAGGTTCTGGTGTAATCAATGAAATCAAGCGAAAACAGGTCAATCAAATTGCTGCCGACAGTGTCTAGAACCCAGGTGTCTTTGCGAACATACTTGCTGTCTTCCAATACAACTTGATCCTTCAACAGGCGCGGATTTACGTTTGTAATACCTCCAACGCCTCTGAGCACAATATTATTAAGAATACTGTCCTGGAAATTCTTGAGTAAATAGATTTCGTCCGATTGGTCGAGTGACTCAGGAACGCCCTTCTTCGGTCCCTTGAACACCGACGAATTAAGGCGGATTCTGAATACCAGGTTACCCGAGTTCATATCTGAGTAAATACAGCTTACGTCGGAGCCATGTGAATTGCTAATCGCAAAGTGAATATCGTCCATAGTTATGTTCTTGTCGAGCAATGACTCTGCGTCGATTTCAATGCGAACAATCCATTTAGATCTCGCCGGTTTTCCTGATAATGCGTCTGTCGTCTGATTACATTCTTCCACCATATTCTCAAACTCATAAAACTGGTCAATCAATTCGCGATCGGCGTGAATGTGAGTGGCGTGGTCGTTGGGGTCGAAGCAGATTTCAACTGATTTCACAACATCCACCAGTTTCGTGTATTGAATCATGTTGCAGTAGTTGGCGGCACGGTCCTTCTCGTGCTGCTCATATGGCTTCATATACACGGTTGCCGAAGGTCTCTTGGGGTTCTCGGTGAGGCGCAGAATCTCCTCAATACGCGGCACACCGCGAGTAACGTTGGATTTGGACGACACGCCTGCTAAGTGAAACGTGTTGAGAGTCATCTGTGTAGTTGGCTCACCAATCGACTGACCCGCAATAACACCAACCATCTCACCTGGATGGACAATCGACTTTTTGTAATTAAGAACCACATTTTCCAATAACAGGGTCAGCGCACTTCGATTGAAACGCTTCTTTACCAGCAGTTCTTTCGGAGACAAATAGAAGAAGAACATAACTTCCATCAACTTGGTGGGCTTGCAGTAGTTCAACTTTCGCAGACCATTAAAGGTCGCCTCAGCCATTTCAAAACACTCAAGTGGTGTGATATCAACCGCACTGTTCGCGTTAAGTCCTAGTTGGCCCTGAACATTTTGGATCAAATACTGGAACGCAACCGGTGTTTTCACAAAATCTTCGTTTCGGAATTTGAAAACCATATCCACCAGCTTGTCTCTATGTTCCACCATATAATCCACATATTTCTTACACATCGCACGGGTATCGTCGCGCTGCTTGCGCAATCTGGTCGCCGCGCCCTTGGTGAAAATCTTAATCATCTCACTCTCGCTGTCGTTCAATCCAATAATATCATAGTGCATGTATATGTCTTCAATCGACATACCCACCAAAGGCATAGACTGGTTCTCTACGCGAGTCGCATCCACTGAATCGTCGCCATATGAAAACTGAATGATTTTACCCATATTGTTACGAACCGTCATATCATACTCCACCTTCAAATCCTCCAAACCCTTGACCAATCGACGCTGAATATATCCAGTCTGCGAGGTCTTAACTGCCGTATCAATCAAACCAATACGACCACCCATCGCGTGGAAGAACAGCTCGGGCGCAGTGAGGCCTGAAATATACGAGTTCTCAATGAAACCGCGCGCGCCAGGAGAATCGTCATATTTGGTGAAATGCGGCAAGGTGCGGTTGTCGAAACCATATGGGATACGCTTTCCATCGACGTTTTGCTGTCCCAAACACGAAATCATCTGTGAAATATTCAACAGTGATCCCTTGGAACCCGAATTCACCATAATAACGAAACGGTTATTCTTGCTCAAACTCTTGACTGCTGTGCTGCCGGATTGCTCAGTAGCCTTGTTCAAAATATTGTTGACCTGAGTCTCGAACTCAATCATATTGGATTTTCCAGTATTGTTTTCCAATATTCCTAATTGAACCTTGTCCATCAACTGTTGGACGTCCGATTTCTTACCATCAATGATTTGAAGGATACTCTCGGTGGTTTTTCGGTCAGATATCAAATCACTGACTCCGACACTATAGGCGCTCGTCTTCATGTATTCGGTGATTACTTGCTGTAAATCGTCGATGTAGTTGGACGCCGCCATATTTCCGAAATCGTTACATATACGACTCAGAATACCCTTTGTTCCGGACGCAAACACTGGTTTGTCTGCCTGTCCGCGCAAATACTTGCCGTTTTGTATTTCCAAAACATTGTTGGAAATCGCCGCGTCCTCAGTCTTGTCGTCAAACTGTTTCGTCTTGTATTTCATTGAAATCTGCGGGGTAATCTGCGAAAGGATTTCAAAGTTGGTAATTTTCTGCTTACCACGCAGTTCGCTCACATTCACGTTCGGATAACTCATCAACATATTCATCGCCTCTCTCGGCGTGAAGTCAATGGTCGAACGCGTGAAGCGGTATGACCCCAACATCGAGTCCTGATAAATTCCAATAATGGGGGCATTACTGGATGGACTGATTATCTGGTAGGGGATCGCCGCCAAATGTCTCAGCTCTATCTCTGCTAAGACGTTTTGGGGCATGTGCATATTCATCTCCATTTGCTTTACCAGCAAATATACCTGTTCTTTCGAACCAGGATTGGACTATACCTTAATCCGTATCGGGTTGATTAGACCTTCATTTACGAACCACGACCATCTAGTCTCTGAACCTTCCCCAATACTCTATCATAACGAGATTAGGGGCTTGGCTGCGGATTATCCAATATTTCACATTTTTACCATTGGGTTCGGCAATTAACCGAGTTCCTCATCACCGTTTCCGATGATGAGTGGTAGTGAAATCTCTAAGGAATTTCCCGCAATTTGGTTATGTCGCCATTTTATTAAATCTTTTATAAAATTAATTGCTCTAATTTTTGTTTCATCTATTGTTTCATGCTTACCGACAAATGTTGTGTTTACGTTTTGTATTTTTATTTTTATATATTGATAATTAAGTGTGTTGTTATTTATTATGTGAATATATTTTTCTATATTGGACTCATCTATTATTAAATTTTTAAATTTTTCATATTTTTGAATATAATGTTGTTGTTGTGCGTTTTCCATCATTTTCTTTCTATGTGAAACATCTTTTATAGCTTCTTTGACGTTTGCCGAAATCAACAATTTTGTTGCTTCGCTACGTTTGAAGTTTCTTGGACGTTCCGCGTGTGAAATATTTGATTCTCCATTATCAACAATACAATGTTTACATGTTTTTCCTCCATCCGTTAAATTATATCCATTTGGATACTTTGAATTATATTCCAAAATGTATTTTATTTCAGTTTCATCCAAATTATCCACGGGACATTCTATTAACTTTTCACATGTAAAGTTTTCCTTTCCATATTTTAAAATAGCTGAATTTAGATAATTA